CGTCTGAAACGAGGCCACCGCAGTTGCGTTGTAAACCACCGCCAAATTCAACATCTGACCGTTGGATTGATAGGTCTTGTTCACCACAAGCCTCACCACCGAATTAGCCACCGAGGTGACATTAAAAGTATCCAAAGTCACGCCCGTCCTCAAATCAACAACCCTCACAGGAACAACGCCTGAAGAGGGGAGCAAGAGGCTTAACGAAGAAATGGTCACGGAGATGTAGTCCACCTGCCGATACCTCATCCCTATACCCCTCCATACCGCAGAAGCAGGTAGAGCCTCAACGCTCTCCGCATAATACCCCAAATCGCCATTAAACGCAGAGGTTGTGTAATTCCAACGGCTCTGCATATAGGCCAAAGACTCTGCTTTGAGCATATTTGCGGCTTGGTCAATCTTACGCTGAATCAGCGTGTAAGCAGTTTTGTCCTCTTCGTTAACCCCTGAATCAAGGTCGGCAAGGCTAATGCCTGTCAAATCATTGATATAGAGGCCGCTTATAGGGTCCAAGCCAGGCTCACATAAGCCACGGATTCCGATTACATTATTCCAACAACTCATAGGGCAAAGTTACTAAAAATGAATGGCTAAAGATACAAGAGGGATATTTTGCAATAGGTATCACAATTCAATACTTTACGCAAAAGAAAAAAGGGGATGCTTTCGCACCCCCTCTCTTCACTAAACCCCAAACAAGGATTAGTTGCTCACCAATCCGTTAAAGATGTAGTTCACACCGGCCAAGTCATCGTCATTAAAGAACAAGTCGGCAGGTAGGTCAACATACTTGTAGGAAAGACCCAAGAAGAACTTCCAGGTGTTGCAATCCAACTGAGCGTAATAGTCAAACTCAAGTCCGGTCTCAGGGTCGGAAATCGTACCCTTTTTGATGGATTGGTCATCAATTACACGGATGCCAGAAGCACCACGGAAAGCATTGTAGCGGATCAACTGAACGCCACCTGGGGCGATCATTGCGAACTCGCCTGTACCGAAAACGCTATCGGCCTTTGGCTCAAAGAAGAAGTAAGACTGAGCGTCTGAGTTCATCATCGCTTGCAAGTCCACGTTTACGGTGGCACAGCAATGAGACTTCAACGCAGTCATATACTTGTGAGAGAGTTCACCACCAATGATAATCGGGCGATCCCAACCTTCAGCAAGCTGATACTGATAGGTTACATCGGACAAGAAGTCATCCAAGAAAACGCCTGAAGTGGTGTTTTTGGTCTTGGTGGTCATCAAGGTACGCGCTGCGTTTACGGTGGATCCTGCGTTGTAGGAGAACTTACCGAAGTTGGTAGAGATGTAGCTCACGGCCTCTTCGTTCATAAAACGCTTGAGAGCCTGCAAGTTCATCGCCAACTGCCTTGCAACATAGTTCTCGTCATTCTCACAACGAGGAGACAAATCGTCAAGACTGACCGACCACCTGCGTGAAGCACCTGTGGCAGGGTCAATGTTGTAAACGGTAGAGGTTTCGCCATAAGTTGGACCGGCAGCGCAGTTCAACTCAGCAGAAGCGGAAGTTCCGGCATCGTTCATACGAGGCTGGTACACGACCTCAACCTGGCGGTAGTGGCCGTTCTTGGTGTCAATCTGGTTTTGGATAATACCAGATTCGTTCATCGGGGAAGTAATCGCCCGAAGAGTGTTAATGTGTCCGGGGAACATCGTGGGATCGGCATTGAAGTAACCGTCATCCAAACGACCTTGAATATCGGGACACGATACGAAGGATGAAAAAGCGTATGACATTTTTTTAGAATGAAAGAAAGTTTTGTCGGCTATTTCTTGCCAAGCCAGGCACTATGGGGTTTATTGTCCCCCACCCGACACATCATCGTGCGTTAATCTCTTCTCTATGTCTCGCGGCCCTTGGGTGCAAGTACCGCTCACGAGTTCCTTCTTTTGTGCCAGAAGTCGTTGTCCGAACAGGCTCTCTCTCTTGCCTTCCTGCATCTCCTGCCTTTTTCAGCATTTGAGCTTTATCAGCCTCCGAGCGAACCAACTCTTCGGGTGTCAAATAACCGGTTCCCTTATCGTTCTTGATTTGGTTGCCGTTCTTATCTGTCACCACCAACTTGCCATCCGACAATGCAAAGATATAACGTTCGTTGAGTTCTAAGTCAAACCCCTTTCTTGCGAATTGATTGACTGAATCACTCCACGAAAGGTTGCCCTTAATCTTCATCACCTCTTGGTTAATGATGTAATTATCAATGGCTTTCTGCGATTCAACTTCTTTCTGCTCCAACTTCTGCGTCAACTCCCCTGCCAAAGTTTCGTACTCGCCCTTCTGCTTTTTAAGCTCAGCAAGTTGCGATTTGTAGCTCTCATCGTCTTTGCCTGTGCTTTTGGCTTGGTCTTTCAAGTCCTCAATCTGCGTGTTGATACGCTGTTGGGCAACTTCAAACAAGTCGGACAGTTTCTTGCCCTTTACATCTTCTTCGGTCAAGTTGAAGGCTCTCTTGAACTTGGTCTCAAGGCTTCCAAGGGTCTTGCCTGTTACACGATTGCGGATGTCCTCATCGTCAACGGCAACCTCACGGGACACATACTTTTTCGCAAGCTCTTCTTTGAACTCGTCAAGGGAGGTGAACTCCTTCTCTTGGTCAAATAGCCATTTGGCCATCTCTTTGTGGTCTATGCTCATTTTCTACGGGTTTTAGTGGTTGGTGTTTCTTCGGTTGCTTGGTTGATTTCTTCCTCGGCATCTTGCTCGGACACAGGCTCGGCATCTGAAACTTCGGGGGTTTGCTCCATCATTGTTTCAGAACTTTGCGAAACAACGATTTCGGGTTCTTGAGCAATAATCATCCTCCTGCGCTTAGGGGCTTCTTGGATTGGCTCAAAGACTTTGCTTTGGGGGTTCAGGTAAGCTTCATCCTCAATGCGGATTTTGTACTTCTGCAAGAACTTGGTGTTCCTTGCGGTTTCTCGGCTAATCATTACGACCTGACCGTTGGCTTTAATGGCACGGATACGCCTGCCTCTCATTTCATCATTCATACGTTTAAGGGTTTATGGTGCAAATATAAACAAAAATGGTAATATCATAGTTGCGGCACAAGCCAATGTCTGCACCGATAGCCTCCTAAATAGATAAAAATTGTTGCCTCGTCCGTGCCAGGTATCTTTCCCTTCCAATCCCCCAGCCTTCCCCACGAGCGTATTTCCCCCTCATCAAAGACCTTGCCATCCCTTGCAATGCAAAATGGCCTTGAATCGTTTATCAATCCCCCTGTATATCTGAACCTCTTAATACCCAAAGCCTTACCCAAAGCGTAGCTAAACGAGCGGTCAATCACCGCAAACATCGTATCTGCCGTAAGAACGGCCATATTGAAAAGCCTTCCCTTTTTGTCAGTACCACCACCTACCATTATGTCCTGCAACCCTCCCTCCAAAAGCGACCGAGCTGAACCCGAAGCAATGGAGGCAAGGATGAAGTTTCGGATGTAAGCGTATAGATTCGTCTCAAGATTCGTCAAATCATCAAACATTGAAGCCATCTGCTCCTCATAGCCCACATCCGAAGCCAAGCCTGGGTCAAACCCCAATTTCTTGTAATACTCTTTGGTCAGGTCAGCCTGCTTGTCAATCTTGTTGGCCAAAAAGACCAACGCATCGTAATAACTACTCCGAGATACCGCTCCCTTAAATTCGGCCATTAAAGCCTCTACACGAGCGTAATTATCGGTGGATGATACAAGGTTGCCTCCTTCGTCATAGGAGAGCCGAGAGAGCAGTAAAAGCAGTAATACGAGCAATTCATCTTGCGACTTATCCACCTTTTGGCCGAACTCTTCGCCAATCGTGTCCAAGCCTTCCTGCTTGGAGGCCGCTATCTGCTCTAAGGTCATTGGTTAGGGTTAAGTGGTTTCCTCTTCTTCCTCTTCTTCTTCCTCTTCTTCAGCAGGAGCAGGAGGCACGGCAGTACGCGCGTTCATCACGCTCTGCGGAGTCATAGTCCGAGGGGCTTCTTCAGGAACAAGCGTCTTTGCAAGGGATGCAAGGGCTTCCTTCTGCTCTTCCAAGGTCAGCATCAAGAATTGTTCGTTTTGGTCAATCGCAGAGCGAATTAAGGCCTCCAATTCAAAGTGCAGGACAGCCTTCCATTTCGGAACAAGGCCCGTGCTAACCAACGCCAAAACATCTTTGGTGTCAAGGTTGAACAAGGGGTCAGCCTGAACCGACAGCTTCATAATCGCTGATTTCTCCTCTTGAATGGGGAATCGGGTCTCCAAATACTGCTGCGCCAACATCGCCTTGCTGAAAGTCGGAGCTTTCTCAATCTCGGCAGTCAATTCCGCATCGGTACGCATTTCAAAGTTCTGCGGATACCTCACGGCAGGCATCGTAAAGCCTTCGCCATAACGCATCACCCCTATCGTTTTAATCGCAAACTCAAAGTCGTGAAAGACCGTATTGGCAAAGCGGAGCAGGAAAGAATACAATTCCTCTCGGTCAATGGCCTTACCTGTGGCAGTTTCCCTCCCCGAAATCTTCTCGTTGTTCATTACATCAATGGACAAAAGCTCAAAGCCCATCTGAATGTTCGTAATGACCTGCTTGTTTAGGAAGTCAAGGATTTGCGGATCCAAGTCAATGAACCCGGCAGGGGGAATATTCACCTTCGTTTCCACCTCAGTCGTAAAGCGATTCGGGGTCTGCACTTGATAGACCGACATCGGACCGAACATCCGCTTTGTACCCGAACCACCGCAGCTGGAACACGCAATCGCAACCTTCTCCTCAAAGCCTAAAGCCTCCTCAACTTGCCCTGTGCCGTTGCACTTGTCGCACTCATCCACATACTCCCACTTCTGCAAGAAGGCGTGGCTGTACTTGGACATCTGCAAGGTGCTGAAATCGCATACCGCTTGGTCTAACGCAGGAATAGCAGGGGTGTAAAAAGATTGGAAATAGTAATCGCCTTGCTCTTGAACCGAAATACCACCCAAACGAGCGCAGGGTAATTGGTTCATATTGTGGCGATAGTAAAGCTCAATTTCAAACTCGTAGTCAGCCTTCTTGCCGACCTGCTTGGCTATTTGTATCTCGTTCTTGTCAAAGATGAAGAACACCAAGCCATCGTCTGACTTTGCCCTGCCATTCTCAACCTCTGAGCCGTAATCAGCCTTAATAATCGCATACTCCTTCTCCTTCCACGCCCACACCCTCTTGGAATGAAAGCAATGAGCCACAGGCGTTGTTTCAACGGTATCGTTGAACGTGCCATCCTCAAAGTATTGCAGATTGTCAGGCATCACCGCTAAGACCGCATTCGGGTCAGTCAGCGTCATAAAGCTCACAATCTGCTGAAAGTAGTTCTCAAGCGAAGTGAACCGAGGGTACTCTTGCGTGAAATACCTTTCCTGCTCCACATTGTCAAACCGAAGTTCGTAGTTTTGGCGATTCCATACACGCCCGGCAATGTTCACCGCCTTATGGAAATAAGGCACGGTAATGGGCTTGTAGATACTCTTGCGGTAGTTGAACTCGTGGGGAAGTTCGTTGGGAGCCTTCTCCTTAAACAGCTTTTCTGGGAAAGCATCGTAATCGGAGTGAATCCGAAGTCGCATCTCCATTTCCACACACGCCTTGTAGGTCGGGTAGAAGTCAGGAATGTAGAATTTATCGGACTTCTTCTTCACCTCGTACTTCTTGTACTCGGCAATGATATGGTCCAACAAGGGTTTGACCTGTTCAGTTGTCATAACTATCGCTTTTTACCGCCTCTGCACTTGCACATTGGGATGGAATTTATACTCAAAATTACAAGGAAAACCTATGCAATCGGCTTTCCATCGTAAACATAGAGCGTATCATAGTCGTGCCTTTGGACAATCTTGTACCCCTTCTCCTTCATCAATTCATCAAAGTCAGCAAGAGTAACTCCCGTATCATAGGTTTCAAACTCGCAGGTTTCAGCAAAAATGTAAGAAGGACGTAAATCTCCCAAGCCAACAATAGCCTTGTACTCCGCTCCCTGCACATCAATATGTATGTAGTCAATGCTTTTTATACGATTCTTCCTGCAAAAATCATCCAAGCGAATGGTCTTGACCTTTACGCCTTTCATATCGTAGTGAAGGCTTGGGTGAACAATTTCTTCGCTTGTTCCAGGCACAACGATAGGCTTTATCAATGACCCAGAATACCGCCAAGGTTGGCCGTTGTAGTTCTCGCTTGGAAAAAATGTGGCATAGCCTTTCTTATCCGAAATTGCGCAAGGCGTAACAATCACGTTGGACGCATTAGAAACACGATGCGAATAATTCTTTATGTTCTCAGCATCGGCTTCAAATGCGTAAATCATCGCATTTGGAAAAGCCTCTTTGAAGGCAATAGTATGACCAAAATCGGCAGCCCCTATGTCAAATATGATGATTTCGCCATATTTAGTGCCAAAAACCTTTTTTAGAAAATCAGTTTCGTTCATTCTCAATGTGATTTTTTATCTTTGAATAAATTGTATTCTCCTCGGCATACTTGCGAACCCACGCATTCATCTGCTCAAGAATCAGTTGAGGCGATGCTGATGCAATAATACCGCCTATCTCCTCTTTAGCCAACGCAGACTTCGTGTAATGCTTTATGTTGAAGGCAAAAGGGATATGCTCAAGCACATCGGGTGCGCCTACATAAATCGGAATGGCACGGCAGAGAATCGCGTCAATAATCTTGTCGGAGATATAACCCTGCCAAATGCCGTTCTCCATACACACCGAATAGCGGTACGGAATAAGACCGTCAGCCTTGTTTTGTAGCTCTCCCTTACCAAGACCAAGGCCACGCCCATAAACATCAGCATAGGCCGTCTGTGCGAGTTCTCTGGCCAATTTAACGCGGTTTAGGTAGAAGCCGTGGGAGATACCGCTCGTCACCATACTCAATACCCTTGTCTTGCGGTCGGCAATGGAGTCCTTGAGATAGTCCTTCAAAGGGCCATCCATGTGATAGAACATCCCACAAGGGAAGCCAACCAAGTTGCCTTGGATGCCGTAGGTGGATGGATGGGCGCAGGTGTAAACGGTGGAGCAGTACGATCCGATATTCCTGTCAAAGAAATCGTGGTCGGGTGGCTCTTGGATAAAGCCGATAACTCTCTCTTTTGGCACTCTTGGCTCTGCGCCTCTCTTGTCGTTAAAGACCACAAGCCAATCGTAGGAATCGTCATCCACGAACTGAATGCCATCGGATTCCCCCCAAAGGGACTGCTCCATAATCCTTTGGTTCAATCCTGTGGAATCGGTCCAATTACAAATCGCCCTGACCTTAACGCTCATATCAAAATTTTTCAGGGATGCAACTCACGAAGGTTCTTTGAATCAGTCTATGATTTCGTTTGTTGGTCTTATGTAAGTTCTTGTTTTGATAAAAGCGAACCCTATCCTCATCATCGTGCTTAATGGTCTTTATGCCATTGTGGAATGCCCTTTGCTCAAAGCCTTGAGCCTCAATGCGCCAATAAAAGTCCACGTCGTCAAATCCCCATCCATCCACTACCTCGTTGTAACCACGAACTCGGCTGAAAAGTTCTCGCCATACCATACAACATCCCGTACCATCGCCAAACCCCCAACCGGTTACAAACGCGCCCCCCTCCATAACCTTCTGCCTGTGGTAGTTCACAAAAGAATCGTTGGTCATTAATGCGTCTGCATCCATAAACAAGAAGGTGTCTGCCTTCGGAGAGGCCGATAACGCCCCAAGATTCCTTGCGTGGCTCAAGTTAAAGCCTTCGGCATCGTGCCTTACTGCCCGAACCCTTGGGTGATTCAGTTCTTCTGCATAATCCCCACTCTTATCGGGGTCTCCATAATCCACCACAATAATCTCGTAATTATCTCCAACTTGAGTTGTCCAAGTAGGCAACGCCTCCTCCAAATGGTGCATCCTGCCCTTACAGGTCGTTATGATTGAAACAAAGCCTTCTAATTCCATCGTATCAGTTGCTTTTGCTTTCCTGCGTGTTTTTGCTTTACAAGGCTATGCCATTTGTATTCGTGGGTCAATCCCATATTAGCGTGATATTGACCTAAAAGATTGCAAGACATCTCCCAAGCCGAATTATGCGTAAATCCTTCACCTCCGTAAAGACCCAAGACATAATAGTTCTCATAAACCCATTTGACAATTTTGCCTGTCATTGAGTTTTTGAACTGAAAATAAACGGGGTTTAATCCGCACCAAGGGTCAATTCGGTATTGGGCGCAGGCGATATTGAACGCAAGTTCATCGGGATATGTGCCTCCCCAAGGCATCTTCAATCTGCTTATAGGAATACCATTGTCAATGTTATCCCTCACCTGCTCAAAGAACTCGGTCAATTTCTCTCCCTTCCGCAAGAACATAAACGAACTGTTTATGGCCGTAACCTTCGCATCGTCAGGAAGTTCGTGATATTCCCAAATTGTGTCAAGGGTTGCCCATTGCATTTCCACAAAATCAGGGCCGTTCTCCTTTAGGTTCGCCATCGGAGTTTTACCCTCAGGATCCGTCCAACTTGCGGTCTGCGAAAAGAAATAACCCTCCTTCGGCAAAGCCAACATCCTCTCAATCAATGGCTTTATGGACTTGAGAGCAATGCCATCTGTGTCAAAGTACAGGTTGTTGTCAAAGGCCATATACTTGTCAATGCGGGTTTTGGCTCTGCCAGGGCTAAATATCCTCCCATCAATATAGAGGTCATCTCGCTCAATCAAATCAATCTGATTAAAAACCCAATACTTATGCCCCAAAAGCACATTCTTGCTATCGCAAATGAACTGTATCGGTATGTCGTTGTCAAAATGCTTGACCGATAAGGCGAAGTTGTACGCCATTTCGTGATAGGCAGGCTTTCCAAAAGCCATTATCACTATGCCTGTGGTTTGTTCACTCATTTGTGCAAATATAGGTTATTTCAAAAAAAATCCCCGACTATTAGCCGAGGATTCTTTCGTTTACCGAAGGTTCACTTACGCTCCGAAGATAGCGTCTGCGTTGGAAGGCGCAGGGAACTTCTGAGGCAGTTGGTCTGGACCAAGCGAAGCACGAGCCGTGCAGTTGAACATCTGCAACTCCTTGTTAGAGGCAGGGACGTTCACAGGCAAACAAACGTAGTTCACGGGTTGGGTAATCACCATAACTTCGTTGGAGCCACACAGATAGAGAACCAACCCCGTTACGCGCTTGTTCAGAGCGTTATAGAAGTCAATAGCACCATCAGTAGTGTTGGCATCCATCCAAGTAGCGGTGAAATCAAACCCGGCCAAGAGGCTTTGTGGGCCACAACCAACAGGATTGTCCACATCTACGGGAGATGCGTCAGGAACAGTTCCACGAACATTTTTGATAATCTTGAGGTCTCCAGCACCGATAGCAGCAAGGTATTTTGCTCCATTGCTCCAATCGGCAGCAGTAGCAAAAGTCGCACCCGTACCGAAAGCGTCCTCTTCAAGAATACCTATCGCAGAAATGCCTCCCCTGTTGTATGAGCCACAAAGTACGAGTTCGTGGTCTGGTAAAACAGTACAGCCATATTCTAAATAAGCCATTTTATTGAAATTGAAAGGATTAAGGGTTTGTCATTGTATGGCAGACAGGCCACATCGCACGATTGTAGGACAAAGATACGCTATTCAAAGGTTAAGTTAAAAGTCAAGTCAAAGATGGTGTCGTTTGGATCAGGGGTAGGTTCAACGCCCGAATAAATGTACGGACCTACCCTTTGGTCATCGGGCGTTTCTTCGTACTCGCCAAGGATTCCTGCACAGCAAAGCTCTTTCTTCAAATCCTGCTCCCTTACCTCAATCTCTAAAAACGCAGGAGCAACAAGCCTTGTGCGAATCCAAGAAGGGGAATAGGTTTCCGTTCTTGTGAAATAGAAGTAAACGTCATTGCCATCATCAACCGAAAACCTGTCGTGCCGACACGCCAACCGCAGAAAATTGTGAACGTGCTTAGGCGATAGATTCACCACCATCTCCAAAAACTCCCTGCTCTCCGCATACACAATGTTTTTCTTGCCTCGGCTATCCTGATAGCTTATCATTTCTCCATCGTATTGCGGATTGCGAAGTTCTCCGTAAACCCTTGTCAGGTGATACCATCGTTGGATTTCAAGTTCGGTGGAAAAGGTCGGGTAGGTAAATCCAAAAGCACAAACCTCTCTGTCCGTCAATGCGTCCTGTCCTGCCTTTATCCTTAAAGTGCCGCAGTCGTTGGAAATCAACTTGTAATCTGCCGAAACAAACACATCCAAGTCATCGACATACTCCTGAGCCGTTTTGTTTTTGTCGTTGCAATACTCTTTAGTAAACCAAACCCTAAAGCAAGGCTCTTCTTCCAAAAGCGAAAAAGCATCTGTAATGCTAAAAAGGTAATAGTAATAACTGTTTTGAGCCACCATTGGATAGTTTGGGCCTTGCGCAGTATAATCCGAAGAAAACAACCTTGCCTGCGTTGAAGTCTGAATTAACTGCTTGAATAGGTTTACCCTAAAATTCGGTATCAACGTGGCATCGTAAGTGGATATTTTCTGAACGGTTAAATCGGATATTCTGTAAAAAAAGGTGTCGCTCAGAACGCTCATCCTACCTGAGGTAATAGACAAATTTGCGTTAGTCGTTGGCCCTAATGTATAGTAATAAAACTCATAATAACCCTTGCGAGTAGATGCTCCTGCATAGGGTATTTCACCGATTAAATACTCATTGCCGCCTGACTGAAGGACGCTTACCACGATTTTGTCCTTGAAAAACATTTGTGCCGCTGGCGTAACGCCATCAAGGTAAAATCTTACTTTGTAATACGAATGTGGAGTGTCAAATGGGGTAGTTGCAGTTACAAGTGCAGGGCTTTTGTTTTGACCAAGGCTTTGATTGAGTATGTAATTAATGGCCAAAGAGGCATTTGAAAACGGTCCTCCGTTAATGGTTATAAGCGATATTAATGCCGTACTAGCACTAAAATATACATCGCCATTTGAGCCAAAGGACGCAAAAGTTGGAAAGTTTTCGGTTGCGGCTATAAACCCATTAGCGTATCTCCTTGTCGTTAATGCGCCATTATTTTCACGCATTTGATATTTAATGCCGTTTGTTTTAAGGCCAAAGTCGTTGTTGGATAATGCCTCACCGCAGTAGGGTTCGGTGGACTGCATACTTATTTGTTCGGTTTGCTGACCGCCCTCCCCATCGTCCTCGTAGGTAATGGGCATCGCATATTCCCCTGTCTTGCAATTTAGACAAGCCGAATCGTCATCGGAAACGCATTGTATTGTAAGGTTGGTTATCTTAAATACAGGGGCATTTCCAGGAGCATCCGCATATATGTCAATCCAAAAATTAGTTCCTCTCGTGGTAAGGTTTATGGGATCGTTTGAGGCTGGAAGGGGATTCACGACAATCGGAATGGAATACCATCCGTTTCCCACAATACGAACCTCATTGATAGATTTTACAATTACAGAAGAGTAGTCGTAAGACTCCGGATACCCTGCATTATATCCAAACTCATCAACATAAAACCTCATTAATGCGTAGTTGCAATTTAATGGAGGTGTAAAATTGTAGCTCACATAAATTTTTACTCCGTTTTCTGGAGCCGTAAAAAAGGAAAAGTAAGTCGATCCGTTAAAATTCAATTCTCCCGTCCCAACAAGCCAAGAATTGTTGGTTTGATTGTTTATATAATACCCTCCGCCAATATCTGCGGGCAACGCCTGATTGGTTGCCCAATCCACAGGAGTTATGGATTGGCCTAAAACGTGAGGCGTTTGCCCGAAAGGCTGATTTGGATTAATCATTCTGTTAGAAGTTCAAAGGTAGTCATTCCTGTTTTAATGGAGAAAGAAATCTTCTTAATCCACGCCCTGCGCCCATCGCAAAGAATATAGCCAAATGGGTTTGCTATAATATCGTTGAGTTGGGAGGTCGTAATCGGGTATTCAAAAGACAACTCGTTCTTCAAGTCCGTGTCAATGCCGCTTATATTCCACCAAGGAAAGGTGTTGTTGCTTTTGGGTATTTTTCTGCCAGACAAGAAATAACCATTCCTCGTCTTATTAACGTGATTCCTTGCAACGAAGTGGTTAATAACCGAAAAACAAGTCTCTGCATCATTATTGAATGTAATCGTAGCAGGCGGAACTTGTTGCCCTACCATATTATACGTTGCCGTAATGCCAAGCCTTTTTATCGGGTAGAATGCCGTGTTGTTCGGAAAAGCCGTGCTTGTAGGCAAAATCTCCGCCATATAAATGTTCTCGTCAGAGATGTTGTCCGACAAATAGGAGGTATCCCCCCAATTCGCGGGATAGAATACAGAGGTTGCATTCAGCGAACTGTCCGAGCAAGAATCGGTCGTAAACCCTATGCTCTGATGTAAATAGAAGTTTGTCCTTGAGCCTGTAAGCCCTGTCTGCAAAGCCGAGAAAACAAACGTATCGCCCCTCTTGAACATCAAGTCTTTAATATCCTCCACCGCAAATATCTGCGTTGATATATTGAAGGTGTCAGGCTCAGGCTCTATCTGTATCGTATATGTGCCATCGGTATTCTTCTTTGGGATAATGCAAAGATTGAAAAGCGAAAAGACTCCTGTACTTAAATCGTCAAAGGAAACATTCATAATCTCCTCCCTGCCTGAAAACGGAACGCTTCCGCCACTTGGATTTGCACTCGTGTTTCTCGGCCCTGACTTTAATATATTACCCGAAGTAAATGCGAAATTAGTTGCTCCGTAATTGAATGTCGTTTGAATCGTTAGGCTTGAAGGCGAAGGGCTGACTGCGGTGAAGTTTATACTGCTCATCGCAGTTACCCCTGTGTTCTTGTTGTAAAAATTCAAGCAGGTTATGGAGTTCACGTTCCAAGGAAAAATAAGGACAATCGGCACAACACTAGATGGAGCCCGACTCAAGGAGTTTATATCGTCAGGAACAACAACTCCAATGGGCAAATCGCCACGGTTAATCGCATTTCGGTTAAACACATAGACATCGGGCCACGCAAGAGCATCTATGCTAAACGTCCTTGAAGAATTTAACGCTATTGCAAGGTTTCTGCCAATATCTCTGTTGCTCATATTGCTACCTGCGTCTATTCCTGGAAGATTAATTGTTTCTTCCACAATCACGTCATCGCCAAAAACATCTCCCGATATTTTTAACTTAATAACATATTCTTGGAAACCTGCATTGAAAACAGGAATTGGGCTTACGATGCTAATGTTGACCATCCAAGTGTCAGGAGTGTAAATATATGCGGAGCTTCCAAGATATAAACTTGTCGCATTGCACTTGCCATCCGTAATGTACTTGAGAACGTAATCGGTCGTTTCAAGTATCTTGAACCAACGCTTACTTATGATGCTGGGTATATTCAGTACAGGGTCAAAGTACGGAGTTAGGTATGGCGCACCAATGTTTGACAGGTCAATACCACCATCGGACGCAGGAGACATACTCTTTCCTCCATTAACCGGCACTTTGGTTTCGCTGAACCTCGTAATCCTGCTAATAATTGAATCATCCTCAATGGAGCAGGAAACCGTACATTTTTCAAGATTAACTTCCAAGTCCTCAACGTAAATAATTCCGTTGAAATTCAAGCCATCATCGCATTGCTGAACTATCGTAATAGGCACAGTCTTGCATACCACGTTTGAATCAAAATAGGAATAAAGAATATCATAGCCATCACCCCAAAACGTAACCTCCGAAATGAAGGTGTTGAATATGCCTGGGTTTTGGCTATCCCTGTAAATATCAACCGTAGCATCCAACAAGCCCATAGGCTCGTTTTGCAAAACAACGCCATCAAGCGTTACGACATAGCTCATTTGAATCTCCTTCTGTTTATGACCTTCTCGGTCGTGCTTCTGCGAGATATAGCCCTCGCAAACTCATCCACGTTCTTAATGGCAACCTTTCTGTTCTGCTTGAGCAAAGTCGCAAGCTCTGCCGTTTGCATATCAAAGGAATTGGATACATTTTCCGCAAAAGAACTTGAGCCTCCATCTTGCTTACGCATTGCGTCAGTATATCGCTTCGCCACAAATGCCTCAAACTCGTTGTCTCGTATGGCCTGAAGAACGGGTTTGTATCGCTTTGTTTCTTCTGCGGTCATCACCGATTCGCCTCGCGATAGCCTCGCAGGAATGCTATCGGAGGTTGCCGTGCCTGGCCCTTGAAGGTCAATGACCCCTTCTTTGAATCCGGGGAATTGTTGGGATTGAATGGTGGCTACTTGAGCGGCAGTCGTTGCGGCAATAAGGCCAATCTGCCACCATTCGCTTTTTCCTATTGCCTTCATTATCCCCGATGCTCCATCAATCAATGCAGTTACCGTGGCAACCTGTTTCTCGTGTTCAAAGCGTTTCCTCGCAAGTTCAGCGGACTTTCTTTCATACTCCTGCTCGGTTATTAGCTTTTGGTCAAGTTGCTTTTTAAGCGAAATTGCATCGTTCTCGTAGGCCGTTGTTTGAATCTTAGCAAGATTTCCGTATAACCCCCCAACTCCAGAGATAATCTCTGACGCTTGATCAAAAGAAATTGAGGCAACAGCCTTTTTACCCGCATCCTCAACCTCTTTAAGTTTTTCGGTGAGTTCTTTAAGAAGCGCAGGGTCTTGCGTCTTAGACATCGCCTCCTTAATATCCCTCGCCATCTTCTCAAACATCTGCTTTGTCCTTGCGATTCTCCTACTGAATGTATCGCCCTCGTTTCTTTCAATCAGGTCGTTGGCTCTTTGGAGAATATCAACGATTTTGTCTTGCGTTTTTTGAGTGTCTTTTTCTTCCTTTGTATTTAAGTCGGAAATCTCGTTCTTGAGCTTTTCATTAATCAGTTTTATCTTCTCAGCCTTTAATGCTTCGGAGTCTTTAGAAATCCTTATCTTAAATACCTCAAGAGCCGCAACCTCAGTTGCCAATATCTGTTCGGCATTAAGCCTTTCTTGTGTGCCTTTCTTTGTGGCCTCAACTATCTTTTGAGCAGTTACAACGGCAAGCTCAAGCTCGTCTTGCCTAATCTTTTGAAGCTCCCTGTCAAGCTTCTTCATCGGCTCAAGGCTTACCTCTGGCTCTATAATAATTTCAGGGATATTTGGGTCATAGGAAGAAATAAGCCTGTCAAGTTCTTCCAACTTCTTTTTGTTTTTTTCAAGACTTAAACCCAAATCAAACGGACTGTCTTTCTTTTCAAGCCTTAGCACCGCATTCTCGGCTTCAATAACCCTCTTTGATTGTTCAACATAGGCAACGGTATTCTCTTTTATCTTTAGCAATTTGGTTTGCTCCAAGGCAAGAAGTTCTTTGGCATTTTTAATTGCCTCTTTATTCGCCTCGTCTGCCTCATTAGCTGCTTGAAGGTTTTTGTTTTCTTGTTCTTGAATAACCTGTAATTGTTCCATGATAAGGCCAAGACCACGCATTCTTGCTCTTTGCGTTTCTTTTTCGGTATCACTTGAGGCCGAGGTTAATTTATTTGAGTCTATTTCTGTTTGCAATGTTTGTTGCCTGGTTTCAAGTTCCGCTTTGGTCATTTTGTCCAACTCCTTTTGTTGGCCAATTCCTTTCGCAAACTGCATTGCTCTGCTTTCAAAGCCTCTTTCATTCAACTCTTGTATTTCTTTTTCCTGATTTACCCTTTTTTGCCACCATTTACCAATAAAATTATTGCTTCCCCCTAAAAAGAACTCATTAACAACATTGCTATAAGACTCCCAAAATCCCTGTGAATTTTTTAAAAGGACATTGATGTTGCTTAATCTTCCCTCAAGCCACTTGAAAGTACCCGATATTTGTTCAAAATTAGCTTGACCAATTTGAAGCTTAAATCTCTCAAAGGCATTACCGGCCCTTATGAGCGTAGCATCCAAAGAGTTTTGTTTACCCGCAAGTGCAGGGCCAAAGTCTTCTTCTAATACATTTGCAAATTCAGGCAGTATTTCAGCGGAAAGGATTTTACCATCTTCAAGCAACTTTGTAAATTGTCTATTGGTAAGTTCTTGCGCGGGATGAAGCCTGTTGTAGGCTTTAGTCATTTTATCGGAAGCTCCAGGCAACGCTTCACCCAACTGTCTTCTCAATTCCTCGGCAGCGACCACGCCCTTGGAGAGCATTTGTTGCAAAGCATAAAAGGCTCTTTGAGTCTGCAAGGATGAAGCTCCTGCGGCTCTTAAAGAGGTAGCGACTTTAACGAAAATAGTTTCCGTGGTTTTTGCAGAAAATCCCGCTGCCCTTGCGGCAATACCAAACCCTGAAAAGCCTTGTAAGAGATCTTCAAATCCTATACCAAGTTTTTGCGCTGTTTCATAAAGCCTATCAAATGCAGCACGGCCACTTTCAGCATTTTCAAATACAAAATTCAATCTATTTTGCAGGAGTTCAGTCTTTCGCGTTACATCAACAACGGCTTTACCAAAGTTTATGATTGAGTCAATCGCAAAGACAGCGGCCATTCTTGCCGCAATCCTCTGAAGGAACCCATCAAGCAATCCGAGTTGTCCTCTCGTATTTTTGAGAGAGTTGTTCAAATTATTAACGCTGTTGTTGGTCGTATTAACAGAGTTGTTGTAGTTGTTTACGACAGTCGTAGATTGATTGAACGCGTTATTCGTTGCCCCAACCGTTGTATTAAGGCCCGCCATCGCCCTGTTGGCCGTATTGGCTGCGTTGGCGAGTTGCGTGTTCTTTGCGATCAGGTCATCAAGCTTTCTCTTGAGGTCATCTACGTTCGCATCGTATTGTACGGATATTCTATTAGCCATCTTTGTTTTGTTTAGCTTTGCGCCTTCTTTCCTCTTGGAAGTGCTTGAGCAAAGTTAAGACATCCTCAACGGATGTTTTCATATATTCCTTATACAGAAATATATCGCCATCTGCAAGGAAGATGAAGAACTCTCGCCAATTTAGGTCGCTGAAGTAGAGTTCTGAGCCGATAGCTCGGATTTCAGGAGTTCCTGTGTCGCTTCCAGCCGGGAGGAGGCCATCTCCCAGAAGATTATCCAATCTTCTTCTAAATACTCCATATTGGGAAAGTATTGACTCAGCCC